CAGGTTCACGTGCTTGCGAAAATCAGCAGGGCTGCCGGCAACCAACTTGTACGCATAGCGCATATACAAGCTGTTGACAAGGCAGTTGATGATCACGGTGAGAGGGTGGCCCGAAGGGTTGCCCTGAACCTCGATGAGATCACCGTTGAAGTCGATGGTGGGGAAAGCCGTATCATAGGCAATACACCGAAGCACCGACAAGTCTTCCTGAGACCAACCAGCAGCCTCAGAGAGGCGGATCAAGATGTTGAATGCTTCCAAAATGAAGGGAGCAGCCATCTTCTTATCAAACTTACCGTAGTCACCAGCAACAACCTTCGCCTCGCCGAATTTGGTGAGGTAGTCGTAAAGCTGGGTCCACTCGTGTGATTGAGCAACGATGCCTGGCATGGCTTCGAAGACAAACGGATTGTTCTGAATCAACCTGATGTGAGACAGGTAGAAGCGACGAACCACAACCGACCAAGCAAACTCACCACCGGTGAAGACACGTGTCTTACCGGCAATGACCTTGCGATTGGGTGTGGGTTCATCCTTGAGATGACCACAAAACTGCGGATGGAAGCGCGTGGACTTCTCATACGTCGTGGTGATCAAATCGATGCGATCTTGGATGACAGTGTCAAGCTTGAGGATCTTGCCTTGATCGTCAAATTCGATGAACTTCTTCTTCGATTGCTTGAAGGGGTTGCCAGCACTAGTGTTGGTGTTGAGCTTGTCGACATATGTAATGCCGTCAACACCGTTCAACGCGACGTCTTGCGTGTAAACCTCCAACATACTAAGATCGTCCTTGGTAAGGGACGACAAGATGTCGTTGGTAAATGCGAGACTACAATCGCGAAGGACTTGGTTGTCGAAGGTATGAACGGGGTTAGTCATGTCCCGAATTGCCAGATCCCAGGGTTGCCATGTCATACATGGTCCCTTGTAATCGGCAACGTAACCACCGGCCACAACCTCATCACAGATGAGGGTCTTGGTGACCTTGGTCTTGTGCTTGGGGCGAAAGCCCTCAAAGCTTCCCATAACCGTCGCTGTACCTTGAGGTACAAATCTTAGCGTCGATTTGGGGTGGAGTTCCGTCACTCGTCGTGCGTAACCA